GGAGTGGCTGCTCGATCTTTCACAAGAGCATGGACCCTCAGTGACGAGACGGAAGTTAGATCAGTTAGCTTTGAGGATGGGTTGCTGAGTATCACACTTGGCAGGATTGTTCCCACGCATCACCAGAGGAAAGACTGGTTCTAAATACTATTGAATATCGTCGCCGCAGAGGGGCAACTGGCACAATCCAGTTGACGCCCCTCTTTTTTATTGCTAGAATATAGATGAGGAAATATTAGACTATGACTATTAAACTTTTGCTTTTGAAGTCGGGCGAAGACATGATTGCAGACATCAGTGAGATGTCATACGGTGAAGATGATGAACGACGAGTTGTTGGGTATTATCTAAATAAACCTTGTGTAATTAAGATGCGGGATCCCAATACTCTTGATGATATGAGTGAGGGTCGTGGAAGAAAAGCAGGTTTTGAAGTATCCCTGTTTCCCTGGATACCACTGTCTGCTGATGAAAATATTCCAATCCCAGCTGATTGGTTAGTAACAATGGTAGAACCCACTGCCAAATTAACAGAAATGTATGTTGAGGACATCGTAAAGTATGGAAAAAATAATCAAAGCAATAGTTCTGACGAACAATCAAGTTCTGGTAAGTCAGATTGATGAAATTGGTGCAGACATTGGTCAACCAGATTGTAAGTTGACCAATCCTTATATGCTGAAAGATGATGGTACAATGGAACCATGGTTGATCAACATCTCTCGTCAAGACGTTTTTATGATCAGTTCTGATAAGATCTTAACGATTACAGAACCAATGCCCACCCTAGTTGAAAAGTACGAAGAGTTAACTAAGTAATGCGTTTCTACACTAATGTTCAGTTGATTGGTAATCAGTTCCTCGTTCGGGGAGTTGAGAATGGTAGAAGGTATGAACACAGAGATGAGTTCTTTCCTACTCTGTATGTGAAATCTAAAAGAGATTCAAAGTATCGGACATTAAGTGGAGAACCTGTAGAAGAAGTGCATCCTGGTACAGTTCGGGATTGTCGTGAGTTTTACAAGAAGTATGATGAGGTTGATGGATTTGCTATCTATGGCAATGATCGTTATATCTATCAATACATCTCAGAGAAGTATCCTGAGGATGAAATCAAGTTTGATATCAGTCAAATCAAACTGGTAACTCTTGATATTGAGACCACCGCTGAACATGGATTTCCTGATGTAGAGTCTGCACAGGAAGAGATTCTTGCGATTACAATTCAAGATTACACAACCAAGGATATTATTACCTGGGGAGTCAAACCCTTCATTAATAAACAGAAGAATGTTACCTATCATTATTGTCCTTCGGAGCAAGAACTTCTAAATCATTTCATCAGTCACTGGATGCAAGATGTTCCTGATGTTGTGACTGGATGGAACGTTCAACTGTTTGATATTCCATACATCTGCAAACGACTCAATCGTGTGTTGGGTGAGAAGTTGATGAAACGTTTCTCTCCATGGGGTCTTGTCACTGAGAACAAGATTTTTGTTAAAGGTAGAGAACAACTCAGTTATGATGTTGGTGGACTCACGCAACTTGATTATCTTGACTTGTACAAGAAGTTTACATACAAGGCACAAGAATCATATCGACTTGACTACATAGCTGAGGTGGAGTTGGGTCAAAAGAAACTAGATCACTCTGAGTTTGACACTTTTAAAGATTTCTATTCTAAAGGGTGGCAGAAGTTTATTGAATATAACATCGTTGACGTAGAACTTGTTGACCGATTGGAAGACAAGATGAAACTGATTGAACTTGCATTGACTATGGCCTATGATGCCAAGGTCAACTATAATGATGTGTTCTATCAGGTTCGTATGTGGGATAACATCATCTACAACTATCTGAAGAAACGGGATATTGTTATCCCACCAAAGATTAGGTCTGACAAAAACGAAAAGTACGCAGGTGCCTATGTCAAGGAACCGATTCCAGGAAAGTATGATTGGGTTGTCAGTTTTGACCTTAACAGCCTGTATCCTCATCTCATTATGCAGTATAATATCTCCCCAGAGACGCTTCTGGAGGAGAGACATCCCACAGCAACAGTGGATAGAATACTTAATGAAGAGATAAACTTTGAGTTGTATAAGGATAATGCGGTGTGTGCAAACGGTGCCATGTACCGTAAGGATGTTCGTGGGTTCTTACCAGAACTCATGGATAAGATGTATGGTGACCGTGTAATCTTCAAGAAGCGAATGCTTCAGGCAAAGCAGCAATATGAAAAGACTCCTACTAAGGCACTGGAGAAAGAGATCGCCCGTTGCAACAATATCCAGATGGCTAAGAAGATCTCACTCAACTCTGCTTATGGTGCTATAAACTGTTGCAAACAACCGAAGAGGATTACGTAATTGCATCTGACACAGATTCAATTTATCTTAATCTTGGACCTATTGTTGATAAATTTCTTGGTCACAAGTCTGGTGATAAAACTGCAGTTGTGGAATTACTTGATAAGATCTGCCAAGACAAACTGGAACCGTACATCGATACGTGCTACCAGAACTTGGCGACGTATGTTTCAGCATACGACCAAAAAATGCAAATGAAACGTGAGAATATTGCTGATCGTGGTATCTGGACTGCAAAGAAAAGATATATTCTAAATGTGTGGAATAGTGAGGGTGTTGCTTATGCAGAACCCAAACTTAAAGTCATGGGTATTGAGTCCGTAAAGTCATCAACTCCAGCACCCTGCCGCAAGATGCTCAAGGATGCGTTTCAGATTCTCATGACTGGAACTGAAGATGATATGATTGCATTTATTGATAAGAGTCGTGAGGAGTTTAAGAAACTCCCACCAGAACAGGTATCATTCCCACGTTCTGCATCTGATGTTGTCAAGTATAAATCTTCTTCTGACATTTATATCAAAGGAACTCCCATTCATATTCGTGGAGCATTACTGTTTAATCATTACATCAAAGAAAAGAAACTTACTAACAAGTATTCTTTAATTCAAAATGGTGAGAAGATCAAGTTCTGCTATCTGAAAAAACCAAATATTATTCATGAGAATATCATCTCATTCATTCAGGACTTTCCACGGGAACTCAATCTTGACAAGTATGTAGATTATGACCTACAATTTGAGAAGTCCTTTGTCGAACCTCTGAAAGCAATCCTTGATGCTATCGGTTGGAATGTCGAAAAAACTGTAAACCTAGAACTATTTTTCTCCTAATGGAC